GATAGACATAGGCAAGTATTTCTTATCCTCACCCGATACACCTGGCGCATACGATTCATCGTTATACGTCTCCATCCTATCATCTTCGCACCAATAGAGTGCCATACAGTGAATACGGGTAGCATCATGAAGAAGCCCGTTCGTCTCTAGATCGAAGACTACCGTTCCAGTGGTATGTTTTGTCGACGAATTTGGCACGTTCTACTGCCTCTTTACTAGGTGGGTTAGGTTTTATAAGTATAGCTTTATCACTTCTTCTAACACATCCATTCTCTTGATACTCATACCACGGATGTTTGTATTCATTAAAAATCTGTGGCTGGGTTGAATTCGGTTTCAGCTTCATGTTCATTGAATCTGCAAGTGTTTAAATCATAAGCTAGTTTACATGCTACTCCAGTTTCGCCTGAATAGCGGTTTTTAAGGACTCGCACAGTCGTAAAGCCTCGTTCAGCATCGGCCTGTTGGTCTCTTTCGAGGGCAACCACCGAATCGCTAATTTGAGCAATACTATGAGATCCTCTAAGGGCGGATAAGCTAACTCGTCCTCCTTCTTCGTGTGCGTGTTTGTCATTACTAGCTCGTCTTAAATGTGACACAAGGAATAGTGCTATCCCTGTACGCTCCACAAGTGAACGTAATCGTGTCATGGTGGTATCTATCATCCGCCTCTCGTCACCTTCAAGGCCGCTTAGTAAAATACTAAGGTGATCTAAAATAATGATCTTACAGTCAAGTCCGGTGGCAAGATATTCAATCCTGTTATAGATGATATCTGGATCATAACTTCCAAACCCATCAAACAGAAAAAGATTCCAAGTGGCAATAGAATTTGAAAAGGCGGTGTCAAGTTCTTTTTCGTCATGTTCTCCTAGGTGTAGGTTCTTACCCACAGCACAAGACATTAAGCCTAATGCTGTTCGTCTATTACTTGCTTCAAGTTCCAAGATCCCAACTGATTCGCCTTTTTGCAACAAGTGAGTTGCAATGTGACGCACGATTGAGGTCTTTCCTGAACCAGAGCCAGCAGTAAATGTTGTAAGTTCGCCATACCTGATCCCGTGTAATTTCTCGTTAAGTCCTTTGAACGGATACTCATGGTCGAATGGTTTTTGTGGTGTAGTTACCAGATCCCTAAGAGTTTCTGCATCGACGATTCCATCAGGTCGGAACGGCTTAGCGTCCCATATCGCTTTTCGAATTGCTTCAGCATTGCCATCTTGTAAAGCGTCTGATGCGTCTTTAAAGCCTTGGAGTCGAGCGATCTTAACCTTGCCAGGTGGTAAGATGCTTGCCGCTTCCTCCGTCGCCTTACGGCCCGCATCGTCGCTATCAAAGAACAAGATGACCTCCTCATATCCCTGAAATAAGGGAATTTGTTTTTGTACATCTTTCCTTGCTGATGCTGCTCCGTGAGGTAACGAAACCATTGGCCATCCAGGCATTGCTTCATAGCAGGAGGCAGCATCTAACTCACCTTCAGTAATAACAATACGTTTACCAGTACTAGGAAACAAATGCTGACCAAATAGGGTATCAGTGGAAACTCCTTCATAAATAAAATCTTTTTGTTTTGTTTTTATTTTAACTCCTTTTAGGATACCGTCTTCTGTAAAGTAAGGGAAGCGTAGAGTGTTTCCGTCTCTAAATATCCTATAGAAGCTGTTTGTTTTTTCAGATAATCTTCTCTTCTGCAGCCGTTCGGCTGATCCTTTGAGAAGTATAGTCTTTGACATTGGTGTATGTTGAACAACATCGTTGTCACCTGGTGTTCTATGTTGACACACAAAACAAAAGGTATGGCCGTCAGAGTATAAACTATTAGCGTCTGACGACCCACAGTTATTGCAAGGCATGTGCCTTACGAACTCTGATTCAGTCATAAGTTGGGACGCTTACTAATTCTCCATCTATCCACTCAGCTGTGGTAGATGCCTCAAATCCTTCTACGTCAACGTCCTCATCATTTAAAACTGGAATAATGATTGTTTTAATTCGTGATTTGGTCATTAGATTAACCAATCAAGTGGAATATTATGAAAAGACGCCCATGGTATGTTATGGTTCTCACACCATTTAGCATAAGTCGTCTTAGATTTTTTTGAAATTGTATTATAAGGTGCCTGAAATACCATTCTCAAGTCAAAGTCTGGGTTATCTCGCACGACGGCAAGGATCTTCCGTCTATCGGAAGGTGCCCAGTACCCTTTAGTTTCGAGATAGATGTGATTTGGTAAAGCAAAATCAGGGACATAATGGTGTTGAATGGTATAAGGAACCTTGTTAGATTCATACTCATATGTTATACCAAGCTCTTGGAGAAGATCAGCGACCCTCTCTTCAAGCTTGGATCTAAATTTAGAAGTCTTCTTCTTCGTCATCGGTGGATGGTGTGACATTTGGGTCACTAGTCTTGAATCCTGATGTAGTACCGAATAGTTCAGCTACTTCCGCAGCGTCTAAGTCACCGGTATCTACGCCAGCATCTCCTTTTACTGAGACAACCTGAACACCAACCAACTTGAGAGAACTACCATAGGTAACTCCATCTCTAAGGATATAAGGTTTCTGATAAAAACCAAGTTTAACAGTAGATCCTCCATAAAGCGGTGTCTTTGTATCAGTTACTGGTGTGCCTTCTGTATCAACTACAGGTGGGCGTTTGTCCTCAGACCAAGAAAACTTGATCTTATACTTCCCTTCAGCTACCTCTTCCCAAGGTTCTGGTTTGAGTGTAGATCTTTTAGGGTTCTTAAGCTTAGACTCAGCCCACTTAAGGACGTCAGCTCTTTCAGACTCTAGTGTATCAATAATACCTTGATCAACTACAGCAGCTAAAGAGTAACCAAACTTACTAGGTGCTAGTATAGCTTGAAAGCCTTCTAATGTTACGTTATCTGTTTTATGTATAGTTCTAGACATCGCACTCAGCTCCGTCCAGTCTATCTAAGTCCTTTCCAGGCTTAGCTGGCGATAGCTCCTTAAGTTGTGATGTAAGGTCATCTCTATACTTAGTTAAGTCATTGATACGTGATTCAACGGCTTCGATTTGCTCTTGCTTCGCCTTCCTCTCAGCAGCTTGAAGCCTCTCTTCAGAGACAACAATAACTCTAGTCGGTGCAAAGAATGAGTCAAATAATGATGGGTAAAGCATTTAACAGAAAAAATAGTTTGAGTCAATTACAGACCATCCCTCATCAAGGGTATCTATAATCGGTGGTTCTGTCTCTGCCATAATTTGCTTGGCAAAGTCATTTAAATAGTCTTGTTTAGCAAAGAGATCCATATAAGTTTCCCTTATTATATGAGACAAGACTGACATATCAGTAGCTCTACATAATACTGAATCATGTATTAGAGCGATAGGTGAATTAAAACGTTCTACACTTAGATGTAATAAACTAGCGTCGAGACTGTGAATCAAATTAGGAGCCGTAGCTGCCTTATGTCTAGCTCGATCTACTTTCTTTGGGTCATCTGTTGCAACACGTATCTCACATACACCTAACAATTGAAGTTGTAGACGTTCTACTTTCTTCTTCATTATACGTTGAGTAACAATAAATCCTGATGGAGTTACCCATGCAATTTCTTCTACACCACGTGTAATAGCTTTAGCTACTTCGTCTTCTATCCATTTCATAACAGACATAGGTCCAGGAAACTTAATGCTCATAGCATCTCTAACAGCCTTGACTGTTTGAGTAAGTTCATCCTTTTCTATCTCTATATCCTTTTCTTTCAACGCGTCCCTAATGTAGGCACGGTTAGAAAAAGGTTTGGCATTATATGGAATTGTCATGACAGTGCGTTTAACGCATTTCCTGTCCCAGATTTCTCTTAGTCTGTCAGGTATATTCCATTTGGATACCTCTGCCACAACCTTATATGCGTCCTGCGGTCTATCAGAAGGCAACACATTGACGAGTTGTGCTGTCTCTTTATCTCTAGCTAATCCAGCTAAGATCTGTAGACCACTACATGTAGCGTCTGTTGCTACAGGTAATCCGGTTACATGTCTATCACATTTAATACAACAGTGATAATACTCATCACACGCTGCTAAAAACTGCCAAGGTTCCTCAGCTGCTTCCCAATCTCCTATATTAGCTATAGGATCTACTGCAACACGCGTGACTGTGAACAAATTATCTTCTGTCCACTGTAATCTTTCATTCCAAGTTGCTTTATCAAGACCATAGGTGGTAGCACATTGGAATGACAACCAGTCACAAGCATTACCTTTAACAACTGATTGATTAGCAAACTTTATTAATGACTTACCAAAGTCTGTATCTTGAGGTGTAAGGAATGCGGGTATAGGATAAGCTCTACCTCTGTAATCAAAAGACCACGGTATATAGAACTCCTTAGCCCAAAACTTTCTAACTGCCTCCATAGTCATCCTTGTTCTACAAGAACGTCTAAAGGCATTAGCGTTTGTATTCATCACCTCTGCAGCAGCTCTACGGTAGGCCTGACGTGAGTCCTTGTTGTCTGCTATATCGGGTGGTTTTGGTGGGAGAGGCACTTCAACAATAGGGATAAACTTCCCTACTGAAATCCCCTTCTCACAGAGCTGTTCGGCTACGTTTACAGTGAAATAGTTTAGCTTGTACGCTACCTTCTGAATCTTGTTCAGGAAAGCGATTGGTGTTTCTCCCTGTATACGGCACTGATCGCCCCTTCGCACCATTTCATGCCCGTGCATTACCTCATTAAGTAAGTAACCACCAGGCTTTTCGTGTGACCAGTCGTTAGGCTCTATCAACATAGGCCAAGCAAGTGGAGCGAACAACTCACTCTCTTGCATAACCTTGTCCTTGATCTCCATGAATTCAGGTGTAGGTACAACATAATTGTTAGTTTTCCTACCCTCTCTTCTGATATCTTTATAGAACCAACCACTAGTCTCCATTATACAATCTAATAACCAGGCACCTAACTTAACTCTATTAGATCTACCCCATTTCACCCAAGGTTTAACATCATAACGATTCATTAATGTTTGAATAACTACAATCTTTTGATGTGTACCTATGGATTTGTGCCAGTAGTTCTTTTTAAGTACATCAAGTAAACCTGGTGCATTAGTTTCATAGTGCCTCATTTGACATTCATCTTCTACTGCATGACCAATGGAATCACATACGTTAACGATCTGATTACTACCTTCTTTGTAACTAAATACTTTATCGAAGGTGATCTTACATGCAATAGCAGCAGCAGCTAGAGGCTCAAGGTCAGCTAAGTATTGCTGTATCTCTTTGAATGATTTACCTGTCTTACCTTCTTTGATTCGGTTAGTTGTGTCCTTGATGCGGTCAACAACTAAAGGTAATAAAGCATCAATCGAAGCAATACCATATACAGTAGCTGATGCATAACTCTTACCTTCTAACTGCTGAGTATTCTTACGCAGTCGCTTGAGTCCTTGAGAGATTTGATCTCGTTCAAGCTTTACTTGTTCCTCTATTTGTGCTGGTGTAGGCATAGTCTCCTAATTCATCATTAACTTGATCAATTAGTAGGCTCTTAATCTCATCATAATGTGGATGATCCTCGTTAATTAAGTCAAGAGCCTGCTTATAATATGTATAGATATCATCAGTTGAGCGGGTCATCATAAGGCTCCGTTGTTATTGGTTCTAGGGTGTGTACCTCATCTTCTAAAGCAAATGTAATAATACTCTCACCTCTGTCCATGATCTGTCTCACTTTCTTTTG